ATGATGGGAATGACGGGATAGCCATTATCCACCAGCCGCGCGCCGAACTGCGCCATGAAATCCTTCATGCGGCCCTCCCTGGCAGAGGCGGTGCGGGATGGCTGCCGCTATCCAGGCGCTGCGCCAGCGCGTCCTGATAGGCGGTGACGATCACCTCCAGCAGCGTCAGCCATTCGGTATCGGTGAGGATCGCAAGATCGGTTTTGCCGATGCTTTCCAGATATTCGCCCGCCATGGGGCTGGCGGCCTGGATGGCGGCGATTTCGTGTTCATCGGGATCAATCACGCCCCACCTCCGTCGCAGCGCATGCATGCAGCGCATGGAACAAACAAAGCGCAGCGCGCCGGTCTTGCGCCGCGGATCGAACCAGCCAAAGCAGCGCGCAGTGCGCAGACGACAGGCAGCGCATCTCACATGAACCTCACGGCGGTGATTTCGGTGTATTGCCCGGCGGGCCGGACTTGGATTGCAATTGGGCGGCGCAGGTGATGCTGCTGGGCCAGCGCCTCATTCACCGTCATGGGCGGCGGAAGGTCGGGTGCGCGGCGGCGCCACCAGGACAGTGCCTTGTCGCGGGGAAATCCTGTGTGCTCGAAACACACCCATTCGCTGTGCTGGATCAGGCCGCATTCATAGGTGACGCGGAGCGACGCCGGCTTGCCGGGCTTTTCGTGGCGCGCGTAGGAAACATCAGTTACATCACACCAGGCTGCCTGGATCTGCGTCGACAGCAGCGCGTCTGACGCCGCTTTTGGCGCCACCTTCACCACCGGCGGTGGGAATTCATAGTCGCACTCAATGCAGTGCCGCGCGCTCGCGTGGTTGATGGTTTTGCATTCGGGGCAGGTTTTGATTGGCGCCTTACCGTCCTCTGCGGGTTCCTTCTTGCGGCCATCCACGGTGTCGATCGGACCGTGCCGGGCCGTGTTGCCGGCGAAGTCCAGCACCAGGCAGTCATCCTTACCCTCGGCAAGGCGCGTGCCGCGACCGACCATCTGGACATAGAGCCCGACGCTCTTGGTGGGGCGCAGTAGCGCGATCAGATCAGTGCCCGGCGCATCAAAGCCTGTGGTGAGCACATTGGCGTTGGTGACGCAGCGCAGCCTTCCGGCCTTGAACGCCGTCAGGATGCCATCGCGCTCGGGGCCGGGTGTGTCACCCGTGACGGTCTCGGCGGAGAAGCCGTGCTCGCGGATCGCGTCCCGCACATGGCGGGCGTGGGCGACGCCGGAGCAGAATACCAACCAGGATCCGCGGTCCGCTCCGTGCTCAACGATCTCGGCCACGGCGGCGCGCGTGACCTCATCGCGGTCAACAGCGGCCTCAAGGTCCTTGGCGATGAATTCCCCGCCGCGTGTGCCCACACCACCGACATCAAGCTGCGTGTTGGTCTGCTTGGGGACCACCGGGCAGAGATAGCCTTGCTGGATCATATCCAGCACCGGCACCTCATAGGCGATATCGGTGAACAGCCGATCCTCGCCCTCATGCAACAAGCCGCTATCCAGCCGGTAAGGTGTGGCGGTGAAACCAACCACCTTGGTGAGGCCGGCGTTGATCTCCTTTAGTTGCGTGAGAAAGCGACGATACATGCCGCTGTCATTGCGCCCGAGCAGGTGCGCTTCATCGATCAGCACCAGATCGCAACGCTGCACCTTGTACGCATGGCGGTGGATGGACTGAATGCCGGCAAAGAGGATCTGCGCATGAATGTCGCGACGTGACAGCCCGGCCGAATAGATACCGGCTGGCGCATCGGGCCAGGCGCGCAGCAGCGCCATGAAGTTTTGCTGGATCAACTCCTTCACATGGGTGAGGATCAGCACGCGCGTGTCGCCATAAGCGGCGATCGCCTCCCGCGTGAAACCCGCGATGCACAGGCTTTTTCCCGTACCTGTCGGAAGCACGACCAACGGATTTCCCGCGCTGGCGGAGAAATATTCGTAGAGCGCCTCGATGGCCGAGCGCTGATAGGGGCGGAGGGATAGGCTCATGCTGCCACCCCGTCGCGCCACTCTGTACCATCACGCAGCCGATAGCTGACCCAATCCTCGCCAGCATCCTCCTGCTCACCGGCGATGAAGTCGGGGATAAAGAGATGCGCGACGCAGCCTGCCTCCTGGTCGCGCCGGCCAAGCTGATGGCTGTTCCGCGCGCAGTGCCAAGCGCCGTCATTGGTGGGCGAGGCATGCAGACAGGACCGGCAATGGCGCTCAGGCGTCGCGCCCTCATGACAGGTGGTGTGATGCTCGCAAAAGCGGCATTGCCACCATGCGGGATCGTCACTTATGCGCGCGGGCGGTCGGTTCGCGGCAATGACGCGCTCAGCCTTGGCCATGATGCGCAATGCGGCCTCGGCGTCGTAATGCAGGCGTTCCTGATAAAGCTCATCGGTGTTCTTGTTGACCGCGAGGTAAAAGGCGCGATCCAACCCAGCCAGATGCATATAGCTTTGCATCTGCGCCCAATGCTGCGGCTTGGCTTTGGCGACGCCGTCACGCTTGAGCGAGAGGAAGGATTTCTCACTATGGGTCTTGAACTCACAGACATGCCAGGTGCGGGGCGCTTCGGGAAAGCCGATCGCCACCGCATCCATGCTGCCGCCGAAATGTCCGCCCTGATCGCGTAGCTGCCATTGGCGCCCGGTGGCCGGATCAAGATCCAGCACTGTGACACCGATACGGCGGAGATCAGCGACAAAGCGTGCCTCGGCCAGATTGCCAGTATCGAACAGCCGCAGCAGGCGGCCCGTATGCTTCGCGCGCGTGGCCCAGCGAAAGCCGTACCAGATGGCGCGCTCGCATTCAGTGCCGATCAGTGAGGCACCCAGGTGTTCCCGAAAGCCGTGATCAGCCGCCGCCTCATAGGCGGTGTAGATGGCCGATACGGTGGGCGTTGGCGGGATTGGCAAGCAAACCATGGCAGCCCCGCGATCAGACGCGCCGCCAGGGGGGCGTGCTGCCAGTGCCCGGGCGCGCAGCAGGCGGGGGCGTTGTCGCGGGGCGGGGCGGCGGCGCTGCTTGGCTCGGCGCAACACTGGTGCTCCCTGCTTTGGCGGCGGAATAGCCAGCCACCTTGTTCCGCGCCTCGCGGTGCACGCCGTATTTGTCGGTACCGGCAGGCTCGACCTTCAGCGTCACGAACAGCGGCTTGAAGTGCAGCTGCTCGCTGTCGCTGACATGGACCTGGCCCACTGCGTGGCAGATGGCCGACAAGGTGCGCTGCGCGATCTCGACCGTCTGCTCGTTGCGGTTCACCAGGTTCAGCTGATCGAAGATCTTCCGCCGCGCGGACGGGCCTTCCAAGATCTCAAAGACAAGCTTCAGCAACTGCCCGTCGCCCGCCTTGGTCGGTGCCATTTCACTCTCGATAAGGTGCGCGAGGTATTTGCCGGGCGGCAGCACCTCGAGCGGGACAGCGGGGGCGACTTCCGTCGCATCAAAAGTACCATTGAGGGATGCCATGGGATCAGTTCCCTGTGTCTTGGGTGGGGATGACGGGGGCGTTGGGCGCTGCCGCATAAAACGGAATGCCGGCGGCCAGATCGCTCCAGGCGAGCGGCAGGGTTTCTTCAAGGCCAAAGCGGTTCTTGGCCAGGAAGGCCGGACGTTCGATTGTGTGCAGCAGGCGATCACCACCGCTCACGCCGCGCACGACCTTCTTGTTAAAGCCGACGTCCGACTTCAGCGTGCTGACGCGATAATTCGCGAACAGCACGGCATCGACATGCTCCTGCACCAGAGCCGAGGCGCTGCGATGCAGTTTCGGCTGGTAGCGGTCGTAGGGTTCGGTTTCCGGACTATCAAAGCGCCGGATTTCCGCATGGGCGATCAGCATAACGCCCATTCCGCATTCATCGCGCAGCGTATTCACAGCATCCAGAAAGGTACGCCAGGTATCCAGCGCGGCCTGATAGCCCTTGCCATAGCCGAAGGCTTCAATGTCGCGCTGATTGTGCTGCTGCGCTGTGTGCTGCCAAACCAGCGGCTCCAGCCAGTCAAGACTATCAATTACGAGCGTCTGGAATTCATGTGCTTCGGAATAGAGAGATCCGAGTGCTTCCATCACCGCGTCAAAGTTGCGCAGCAGCCCGAAGGTCGCGGCATCAATACGCCCGAGCCCATCCTCGGTTTGCAGAAAGATCGGGTTCGGCGCATCCGCGGCGAGCTTGGTTTTGCCGACGCCGGCAACGCCATAGATCAACAGCCGTGGCGGACGCGTGTCCCCACCACGACGGAGTGATGCGAGGGAGATGGCCATTACGCGGCCTCCTTCGCTTCGAGGGCGTAGGAGGCGCGGCCCGTGGCCATCTCGCGCAACTGCGCCAGTTGGGTGCGATTGCTCATGTGTGTCTCGTTGGAATGGGTGATGTCCGGCTCTGGCTTGCATGGCGACGGCCGGACGGGCGTTGCCATTTTCATGGGGTTGGGCGTCATGGCAGCACCAGCAGTTCCGCGATCCAGCAGAGCGCGACGAAACCGCCGGCAAAGACAGCGCCGATGGTGAGGTTGCGGAGCACACGGCCGATGCGGCGCAACCGGCGCATGGACCGCCGCGTCATGACTTCACCTGCGGTGGCGGCAGGCCGCGCCCGATCAGTTCCAGCCAGACATGCAAGGGCACCACCACCAGCGGTGCGGCACGGTCGCGCCATAGAAACAGCGCGTCATGCGTGCCAAGCCAGCGTTCCAGCGTCTTGAAACCTTCGCCGTCACCGCGGGCTTTGACTTCGGCGATCAGCGGCGGTTCGGCGGCGCCACGCGCGTAGATGTCAATGTCCGCGCCATTGCCGCGATAGTGCGTGGCTCCGGATAGCGGGACACGCTCGGCTGCGATGCCGCTTTGTTTGTGAAGTTCCACCAGCGCGCGTTCGCGCCGCAGGCCCTTATCGCGAGATGCTTTACCCATGTCGCACCTCACGCGGCCTGCGGCAGCGATGACGCCGCCTGGGGGGAGGGGCCCTGCAGGATCAAACGGGCGCTGCCCTGACGCGGCCGGGGACGCGCAATGGCGAGATAAAGGTAGTCATCCCGCCCGAGGCGTTGCTGGACGAGATGCACCAAGCCCATCTCAGCCATGTGCAGTGTCAGGTTCTTCAGGCCACGCAGGTGGCGGCGCTCACTGTCGCCCAGCGGGCTCGCGGTCACAGATAGCTCAATGGCCAGATGCCCGCGCCAATAGGCGATGCAGTCACCGGGGCTCGCCGCCAGGAACCAAGCGAGCATTTCAGGCTCGCCGATCTGAGGCCGCAGCAGGGAAGGGGCACGGGTCAGCATCACTGCGCCCCCGCCGCTGCCGGCTGGTGCACC